ACCATCGACACGATGTGGTCGTTCATGTATTCGAGCGACACGTCCAAATTCGCGATGCACTTGGGCACCGAGGCAACGTTTGGCGATCTGGCGAAGGTGCCGGCCATCACGGCGGAAGTGAACGACCAGTGGCGGGCGAGCAAGTCCAATCTGACGTTCGCACTCGGTGGCAAGTGGTCGCTGGTGTACGGCAGCATGATCTTCAAGAACCTGTGGCATCACGGCAAGGTGCGAACGTTCGTGGTCGAGCCGCATCAATTCGGCGTGCTCCGTGAGGACATCATGGAGTTGGACGATCAAGAAGCCTTCTCGCACTGCTACCAGATCACCCGAAGCCAGTTGTCGAACATGCTCGAAGGCAATCCGCGCCAGAAAGAGATCATCGCCGCGGCGGGCCAAGGCGCCAAAACCGGAGAAAACAAAGATGAAGGCAATGTAAACGACGGCCTTGGCCGGCTCATCCTGTCATCCGGCGTCGGGACTGGTATCGGTGGTGCGCAAGGGAACAGTCCCGTCGGTGGCGGTGGCACCATTGACGGCGGTATCGGCGCGGTGGCTGGTGGCATGTATAACTACGTGCCACGCGTCGAAGCCGAACTCATCGACATGTACGAGCTGTTCGTATGGAACGATGAGATTAACGACTATCAGGTCGTGACAATCGCCGAGCCGAACATCATCGTGTTCGACCGCAAGAATTTCTACATGGACGCGGCGCATCCGTTCGTCAGCCTGGTGCCCGAGCAGGAGACCTACGACTACTTCTGGGGCACCTCGTTTGCCGCGCGTCTCACGGGGCTGCAAGACTGGCGAGACGAGCGCATGATGCAGATCAAGGCGCTGCTCGAAAAACAGGTTGATCCACCGAAATACGCCACGGGCCTGACCGGCATTGCCGAGGAAAAGTTGCAGGCGCTCAACCGTGCCGGTGGCTTCATCTCCGCCAATGCACCGAACGCGCAGGTGACCACGCTGGCGCCCCAGATGCCGCCCAACGCCTTCTCGGAAATTGCCGAGATCGACTCGATGTTCGGCGATTCGGCGGGCATCAACCCGATTTTGCAGGGTCAGGGATCGTCCGGCGTGCGCTCGCATGGCCAAGCGGATCTCATGGCACGCCTGGGTTCCAGCCGCATCAAGCAAAAGGCGCTGGTTGCCGAGGATGCCGCCGCCCGTCTTGCCACGCTGATGCTGCGCAACGTACAGACCTATTCCAAGCAGCGGTTCTTCAGTGAAGAAAAGGGCCCGGATAAGCAACCGTTGACATTCATCGCTGAACAATTTACAAGTGACTACGAAGTTCGCGTAGACTCTCACAGTAGTTCGCCGGTGTTCGTGGAAGATTCTAAGCAACTGGCCGAAATACTCCTGAAGGCGAAGGCGATTGACCGCTCGACCTTCTTGGATATGATAGATCCGCCGAACAAACAGCTTTTGCAGGCCAAATTGCAGGAGATCGAAGCGAAAGAAGCGGAAAACGCGAAGATTCAGCTACAATTGGCGCAAGAAAAGGTCCAGGGTAAACCGCACAAATAGGCGACAACCCACGCCCGGCTGGGTGATATAAAGGAGAAGCCCAATGGCTCGTAAGCACAAGCGCGCGAAGCGTAAGTAAGCATTACGCTTCCCACCTCCTACCCCAGCCTCAACCGGAGAAAGACCATGGCACGTCATATGCGTCGTTCGCGTCGTAAGTAATCGGGTGACTCGATGAGCGTACCCGCCCAAGTCATGCAGCAAATGCTGGCAGCCCGTCAGGGCGGAGCGCCGTCACCTTCGCCGGGCGGGCAACCCCCTGGCGCCGCTGCTGGTCCGGCAGCAGCCCCCATGGCCGCACCGATGGCAACCCCGCAACCGCAGCACGGCCGTCAGGAAATGGGCAGCGTGCAGGTTCACATTGCCATGCAAGTGCTTGAGCGCGCCCTTCCCATGTTCGGCAGTCAGTCGAAGGAAGGTGCAGCGATCATCCGCGTGCTCTCTAGCCTGTCCAAGGACTTCGGTCATCGCGACACAGGCGATCTCGTTCCCGCTGAGATCATGTCGATGGTGCAAGGCATGTCCCAGCAAGGCGGCGGTACTCCGGTACAGCGCCAGTTGCTTCAACAGATGCAGGGCGGTAATAATCCGCCGAACGCTGCCGGCTCTAACCCCGGCGCCTAATGGAGAACTGTCATGGCAAATCGTTTTCTTGAACCCAGTGAGACGGGCTTGCGCAAGCCGACTGATCCGAACCAGACCAATGGTCAGTTCATCAATCAGCCGCGCTACGCCGATTTTGGTGGTTTGAGCGGTCCGCGCAAGGTGGCCAAGCGCAATCCGTTCCAGATCGTGAAGCCGGGCGGCCGGCGTTAATTTAGGACCGGGGGACACTCATGCCGAACTCACTCGAAGACCTCACCGTCGATCAGCTCCTACAGGTAGCCAACCGGGCCGTGCGCTCGGAACAGGCACTTGAGGCCCTGCTCGCCAATCCTGGCACGCGCGAGCAGCAGTTGCGCTTGCTGAAGAAACAGAATCCGTCGTTGTCGATCCCCGAGATCGACGCACGAGACAGCGTGATGACCGAAGTGTCCGACACGCAGAAGCAGCTTGCCGAAATGCGGGCCCAGCTTCAGGAACGCGACATCCGCGACCGCATCACCAAGGATCGCGAGAGCATCAAGTCGAAATACAACTTCTCGGAGAGCGATCTTCTGGAAGTCGAAAAGCTGATGATTGACGAGCACGCCCCGATTTCCTCGTACGCCGCGGCAGCGATGGTTTACGATGCCCAGCGACAGTCGGCGGTTCCTACGTCATCGGCCCTTAGCGCCCCTGTTTGGGATCTGCCGGACCAGAATATCTGGTCGAAAGGCGTCGGAAACCGCGCCCAGCTAGACAAGATCGGTATGGAGCAGGCTTATCAAGCTCTGGCCGAAGTGAAGTCCGGCAAGGTTGCAGGTACTTAATTAACCTAGAGTAAGGAGAGCAGCCGTGCCGATTTTGGGAACTGGCGTTGTGCCGAGTGGCGGTTTGGGGCAAGAGCTTCAGTACGTGGTGCGCCGAGCATTCGTACCGAAGATGGTTGTCCAAATCTACAACATGTCGCCCTTGACGGCGGCCCTCCTGGCGAACAGCCAGCCCGCGACTGGCGGTGTGTCCTCCGTAACCATCCCCGCGCAGGGTTCGAGCTTCGTGAACCTGCAATGGGTCGGCTATGACGGCTCCTTCGCGCAGCCGCAGATTCAGCCGGGCACCACGAACCTTGAGTTCAACCTCAAGGGCGCGGTGATTCCGATCCCGTATCTGGGCTTCGAAGGCATGATTCAGCAGGATCACGAGATCGTAAACTTGCTGGCGGCCCGCTTCAACGATGCCAGCAACGTCTACTGCGATGGCCTGGGCACGGCCCTGTACGGCAATAGCGCCAACCAGCAGCAGATCATCGGCCTGCCGGGCGCCATTGATGATGGAACCAACTCAGTCAACTACGGCAACCAGAGCCGCACGGTCAATCCGTGGCTGAAGGCCAAGCGCTACAACGCTGGCGGTGTCAACCCGACCCGCGCGTTGGTCATGCAGTACATCACCGGTACGGTCAAGAACTGCGGCGAGACGCCGACCTTCGGTGTCATGGGCCCGGCCACGTGGCAGACGCTTGCCAATGACTTCCTCGGTCTGGAGCGCTTCAATCAGAATGGCAATGGCGAGGCCTACGGCAGCGGCGAGTACGGAGGTCGCTCGGCCTTCAAGGCCATCGAAGTGGCTGGCGTGCCGATCTACCTCGACCCGTACTGCCCGGAAGGTACAATGTATCTTCTCAACACCGGCTACATGGCGTTCTACATTCACGAGCGCGCGGCCTTCAGCTTCACCGGCTTCCAGAGCACCCTGCCGAACTTCCAGTTGGGTTCGATTGGTGCCGTGGTGTCGCTGCTCGAGCTGGTCAACAGCAAGCCCAAGACCTCGACGGTCGTCACCAACTTTACGTTCATCTCGATCTGACCTAGGAGATAGCAGCCATGCCTTTCAACAAGCTAGGCACCACTCAGGCGCTACTTCCGCCTCTTCCGGTCGCCTTGAACTCGGGTGAAACGTTCAACGTGCCGTCGCAGAATGGCTACCTTGGGCAGTTCAGCTCGTACTCGCCGATCCAGACCGGCAGCACCATGACCGGCCAGTACATCGTGTCGCTTGGCGCGGTGTGCGAATTGCAGATCAAGAACTCGTCCAGCCAGCAGTGGAACAAGGTGACCAACGCCCTGTCCACGTCGGCGGATGCGTTCTGCATGAGTTCGGATGGCACCAACTACCGCGTCGCCAACACCACGGACGTTCCGACGGGTGGCACCATCACCAACGCCGGTTCCGGCCTGACCAATGGTTACAACACGGTCGCCGTGACGCCCAGCGTCGGCGGTTCCACGTGGAACACCATCGTCGGTGGCGCGATCAACACCACCATCACGATCACCACGGCTGGCACGGGCTATGTGGCCCCTCCGATTCTGGTGTTCGTGCCGCCGCAGAATCAGGGTTCCACGCCCTACGTCCTGCCGACGGCCTACTGCACCATCTCAGGTGGCGCGATCAACGCGGTGACGGTCCTGAGCGCCGGTGCGGGCCTTGTGTCGGCTCCGACCATTCAGGTCATTCCGCAGTCGTTCGACACCACGGGTGGCGGCGGTGTGCTGACGGTCAACGCCACGCTCGCCGGTTCCGGTACGCTGACGGCAATCTCGGTCAACACCTACGGCACGGCGGTCGGTGGCGCTGCGCCGACGCTGACGTTCGTTCCGGCCTCGACCATCGCGGTCACGGCGCTGACGAACACCACGACATCAACCCCTGATACAGTCACCTTCTGGCCGATTTAATCGGGTGAGTCCTTGTTGGCCCTCGAAAGGGGGCCT